GAGCCTAGATTTTTTTGTTGGCTTGAGCAGAGCCACCCGAAATTAATTTTCTTGACGAATTTGTTCTTCCTCACATCAAACGTCTGTGAGTTCAAATCCGCCCATCGGGTATCCTGCCAAGTCTTTTTTTCATTTATTTTAAAGCCCACTGCCCCAGTCGATTTAAGCCAAGCGTTATACATCTTGCTGTTCCCGCAAAAGAGGATGTCGTCTCCATTCAACCTTACACGACGCCACAATGGTCCACAATCCTGGGTTTCCTGCATAGCCATGTCGATGCAAACTCTGTTAAGTAAGCATAAGACGACAAAAGACAACAGGTTTCCCATCATTGACCCCCTTGTTATCGGGGTTGGATCACGGAACAACCGCCTTAAGGTTGCTTCGTCAAAACTCCTCCACAGCACTTCCTTCCGCTCAGCCAGCTCTTCTGCTTCACACAGGACACCCACTACCGCCATAACGGCATCCTTGTGTAAGTTATCGGTCGATGCTTCGTAGTCCCCGGATATAAATTTCTCATTCACGCGTAGATCGTCCGTGACTGCCCTGAAATCCGACTCCGAAACATCACCCCGTACGCACCAGTCATACTGGCTCAGATGTGCGTAAGCTGCTTTGTGCACAGGCTTTAATACCTTCTTTACATTTGCACCCTGCATCGTTACGATGCGCAACTTTCCTTTCTGCTTGGTAGCCCCGTACCGACACGCACCGGGATCATTTGCTTCTGGATATATGTCAATTTCAGATTTTTTCAGTCCACGCTCGACGAAATAATCATGATACTTTTTTAAATCCGGGTCAAAAACGCTCAGGCCTCCGCCGTGAGCAGTATCAACCTCTAAGCATCCCTGCTGACCGGGCATCCAGTGCCCCTTATTTCCCTTCCACTTCTTCCACCACCGCTTTCCCATATACCATCTGACGCGAGTCCTGATCTCGTCCAAAACCTTAGGATCTGTCACCGGTTGTTCCGCCTCCGGTTTTAACATTTTACAGTTCCAGGCATGTTTGGCCTCACCTCTCGCGCGATCATCACAGGGTTCGCATGGTTCATCGAAGATACGTTTACACCCTTTAAACGCACTCAATAGTTTCTTCGATCCACACTCTTTTGACATTACCTGGGTATAACCCGTCCACTCCTTCCCCACCGTCTGGC